AACACTTTGGCAAGATGCTTGTCGAGTGGGGAGTAGTACTTAATAAGAACCTGTTCGTATGTGGATGCCGCGATCTTAAAGTGAGGATTGTTCACGATGGATGGGTTTTCCTTTGCATACTTGAGGAACTCATTGTCAATGACATCAAACAAGTCTCGGTGGTGGACAGCCATGAGCTTGAATGCAGCGAATTTTTGGATGAAATCGGTTTGATCAGGTTTGCTTTTCTTAAACTTATCAAACTTGGCGATTAACTTGTCCTTATTATGGCAGACCCCGTACTCGAGGTCCTTGCCGAAATGATCGAAATATATTTTTTTGTCTTTTGCGGATAGTTTTATAAGGGATTTTGAGAGGAATTCACAATCGTAAATCTGGCCTTCAGATTCAATCTTAAGGAAGATGGTGCCATTATACCGCTCTGAGCAGAGTCGGACTATGTCATAGATGTATTTTTTATCATCCTCTTGGAGCATTCCGAGGATGTTGTCATCTCCATAGTTGGCAAGATCATACTTCTTGAAGAATGTTTCGTAAGGCATACCAGATGCTTCGTGGAACAATTGTGCGAGGATTATACCAAGGGCAAGACAATTTGTTTGGGAGGTTGAGACTGCGCCAGTAGCGTTGCCTCGGCATTTTTCGAATATGCCACCTTGGCCAAAGAAGTCGTCGGTGAGTTTGCCAATGAAAAGAGGGTCTTGGTAGTTTTGCGAGTAGGAGAGTTTGATAAGGTTTTGAATCTGCTCGAATTGGGCGTGGTTCTTGAAACCATTGATGCGGAGGGCAGCAACAGCGTCCATCACCTGCTTGTTGAACGTAGAATCGAACGCGGACATGTCCAGACCAAAAACATATTTGTATTTTTTGAACCTCTCAAAGAGGGGAAGAAGTCCAAAACCAGTGAGCGGGCGACCGACTTGAGCTGGAGTGTTATGGTAAGGGAAACGATGGTCGGGTTCGTAAGCAAAGAGCTGATTAGTAAAATAAGAGAAGAAAGGGGCACCAAGGATGCTCCGGATTTTTGTTTTTTTGTTTGCCGGCAAGTACTCCATTTTCGGGAAGACATGGGGAATTGCGGCAATTTTGTCGAGGTTTTTAAGGATTGATGTTGTGAAATCGGTAATCGACGACCAACCCACTTGATTGAGGAAATGCTTCCTTTTCTGGTAGCGGTTGTTCTTAAGTGAGCCGAAGCCCGCAGAGAATTTCCATTTCCAGTTGCGAGCAATCTTTCGGGGTGCCGTGATATGGGAATTGTCAAGCATAGGGCCATAGACTTGTGACATAGTCTTGACCATTTCATCGTGGTTGAAATCGATGAATTCAAACTCAGGCTGGCCGTAACGAGAGGTACTAGCGATCACCCTTTCAGGGATGTAGTTGTTACCAGTCCAGTGGAAGTCCTGAGCAGCTTCGATGTGAGCG